ACGGCTTTTTCTGGGCCACTCACTGGAAGCGTTAATGGAAGCGTCACAGGAAATGTCCTTGGCAACGTAACGGGCAACGTAACTGGCAACGTGAGCGGCTCCTCTGGCTCCTGCACGGGGAACTCCGTCACTGCTACAAGGTTTGCTTCTGCTCCTGCATTTAGTGCGTATGCCACAGGTGGGCAATCACTTTCAGCCACTGCTCAGACTCCTGTCTGGATCAACACTGAAGAATTTGATACCAATAACGCATTTGACACGACATCATATCGATTTCAGCCAGCAACGGCAGGGTACTATCAAATAAACGGGGCTGTAACTCTAACTACTTCAGTAGCTGGTTTTGCTGCAATCTGGAAAAACGGAGCATCTTACAAAATGGGCAATTCTACTACTGGCTTTGGTAAGGATGTGACATCTCTTGTGTACTTGAATGGGAGTACCGATTACGTCGAGCTGATCATAGTTCCTACAACAGCTGCTTCGACAAACGGTGGCGCAGTTGCAGGGAGTGGAACCTACTTAAACGGTGTCCTAGTCAAGCCAGTGTAACAGGTCATGGGCAACATTGACGAAATCTCCCACACTATCGGTCGCCTTGAGTCCAAGGTAGACCAGCTGATCACTTCTCACGACACCATTGCTGAGAAGTTGGAAAGGAATAGTGAGCGGTTGAAGGAGATTGAAGGCTACAAAAACTACTTCATGGGAGTTGTTGCAGTCGTGTCAGTGATCTTCACCTTTATTTTTGACTTCGTTAAACACCGTATATTTGGAGGAGCCTAATTATGAGCAACAGATCTAAAGCCGACATCCTAGAAGAACTCTCAGTTAAACTGGCTGAAGACCTTCTCTCCCGTATTGAATCAGGAGAGGCAACCCCTGCGGATCTTGGGGTGGCTAGGGCTCTGCTCAAAGACAACAACATCATCGTTAACGTGGAGAGTGACCACCCTGCCGTGAAGCTGGGTGTTGTACTGCCATTTGGTGATAAGAAAGTAGCGCAAGGATGAGCAAGTCCGGTAGAGTCTACTCATCCTACGACAAGAAGTATCAGGCTCGTCCTGAACAAGTCCGCAAGCGTGTCTTGAGGAACAAAGCTAGACGGGAGATGCTCCGTATCCACGGAAAAGCTGCTCTCAAGGGAAAGGACGTTGACCACAAGAAAGCTTTGTCGAAAGGTGGGACTGGAGCTAGGAGTAACCTGAGGATTCGGTCAGCCAGTTCCAATCGAGCGGACAAGAGCTACTAGTACGGTCTGATACACCCACCATTATGAGGCATTAGTGAGTCATAAAATGCACGATACACATTGGAGGTGTAGTGTGCTTCTTATTGGGTTCTTATTGAATGCGCTCTAGACCACTTGAATTATAGGAATCTTACAGATTTTATAAAAAACTTATAAACCATCAAAGGTCACTATAAGTTCCCTATAATGAATAGTATTGATTGTGCGCTACTTCTTGGCAATAAACGCCTTATACTTATCTAGAATAGTAACTCTAGCCGTTCTCTAGCCGTTCTTACAACCAATTTCGTGACGCTACGAAAAAGGTCGGAGGAGGATCAGGTCGCTACTACTCCCGACTAGGCCAGCACAAAGCTACCCGCCAGTTTCGCCCCTCATTGCCTCCCCCGACTATAATGCCCATTGGAGTCCTTACGGCGTGTCCTTTGGGCAGGGGTTCACCGAAGATTCCCCCGAAGTTTTCACCGAAGGAATAACTGCTGGCGGCTGTTTCCAGCCCTACTGGTATCCCAGCCATCGGATATTTCCAATGCAACCAGCAATGATTCCGATTGAGTTATCAAGGATTCCTTGACAACTGGCAAGAAAATCCCCCTCTCAGTTGAAAAACATCACAAACAACCAAGAGGGGGATCCCATAAGCACCACAAGCACTTTAGGTAAGAGTATGTCTCCTCGTCAATACTTTTTACCAACTAGGAATCCAGCTTTTTGGTTGAGCTTTGTGTCCAAACACATTCCCGATAAAGCTCTCCAGATCCTTGTCAAACATTGCATCTCTTTCAGCCTCTAGAGCCCTGTCAACGTCCATTCCCATCTTTTCAGTCCAGAACCCAACAGCAATGGCAAGAGCATCCAGTCTGTCATCCTGAGCCAAAGCCCCTCGATCTTTGGTGATGCGGGACATCTGGTAAAAGAGCTGATACCTCAGGGCTTGTTCAGGAGGGAGATGCTGGGTGGATCGATAATCTTTCTCAATCACCTTCTGGTCAACAATCAGCCTGTGCTGGTTCATGACAGGCTCAAGCACATCGATGATCCGAAGCTCCTTCTGCTTGCTGTGCTTCACCTCCTCCACAGTGCAGGGGTAAACCTTCCCAAGGACGGGCTTGAGGAGCTGAGCGAACATACCTCCACCGTAGTTTTCCTCGATGATGATCTGCTGGACTCCATGAAACTTTGCAGTTTCGGCAAGCTTTTGTAGAGTGTCCGGTGTGTACCCACTGTTATAACCACCTGATGCACAAAGGAAGAGCATCCCGTGGAGGTACTTCACCACAGCAAAAGCAGTCTCATCCCTCCCCCTACCGGAAGGGTCGATGGACATGATGACCCCCTCGTAGGGTATCCACATGTCACTGGAAACCATCATGGGCCTATAGAACCTGTCCCCACTCATCCCTACACAGGGCAGCTCACCGATCCGTTGCTCAGGCCCAGAAGCCCACACAACCTTCTGAGGCCCATCTGTAGGGTTCAGAGGCATCACCACAAGGTCAGAAAGCTTGAGAGGATACCTGTCCATGTCCGAAAGGGTGGTATCCAACTGAAACTGAAGCTGAAACCCAGACCTACCATAAGAAGCCTCACGCTCTAACAGGTCGGTATCAGTAAACCTTTTCGGATCTGTGGAGTGTCCAATGGCATCAGGATCCCTCTCCAATCGCTCTAGGATGACCGGAGAGAGTCTTTCCCCATATCCCCCTAGCTTTTCCCGTTCCGGATACCTAGCAGGCCAAATACGGCAAATATAGCCCCTTTCCTGTAGCTTGTTGTAGAGACTCTCCTCGCACTGGGGAGTTCCAAGGTAAATAATCTTCCCATCAGGTTTAAGAATAGCCTCAAACTCCTTCACACTCTCCGAAACCTTGTCCCTCATGCTCTGGGTCATGGAGTTGTTGGCACTTTCAACGTCATCCGCAATGATGAAGTCAGCTCGACTCCCCGTAAGCATCCCAGTGATACCCACACTCTTCACACTGGGAGAGTGAGAAGCAGTAGCTGGGCCTACATCAAACGCTATCTTGGAATTCCTCTGGTCATCCGTGGGTTTCAGGTGCTGAAGGACTGGCATCTCGTTGATCAACCTCAGGGTAAAGGTTGAAAAGTCATCAGCCCTAGCCTTGGAAGCAGATACCACAAGGAACTTATGATCCGGATTAAGCAAAAGCTGGTGACAGACAAAGGCTGAGGTGATGAAAGACTTACCTACTCCTCGAAAAGCCTCGATAATAGCCCTTCTAGGAGAGTTCTGGAGGTACTCAGCAATGTCGTACTGGATAGGAGTAGGATCAGGAAGGTTGATGGACTTCCAAACAAGGTAAAGGAAGTTCCTAAAATCGACTAACTGGGGATCTACTACAAACTTGGAGGAAGAGGTCTTGGCTGTGCTTTTTCTGGAAGGCATTTGCTGGGTATATATAAGTATATTGTCTTGGTGTGACAAGAGGAATAAAGGTTCCTAGCCAAAGGCTGCTTCTCTTTATCAACCTTGTGTTTTCAAGACAATTTGCTTTAGATGACCTAAAGCCCGAAGGGCTATTTATGACCAATTATAAGAGAGAGATAAAGAATCTTAAAGAAAGTGCTTGACTGGTTTTTGACCAAGAGTACAATCCGAGCGTAAGCGAGGTAAGAGTATATCTACTCTATTATTTCTTATTATTATTATAAATTGAAATTGGTTCTTGAAGAAGTTGGTTCTAGGTACTTCTTGTAAAGAACTCCTTGAAAATTGATCTTCAAAGGTAATTAAATTATTATAGATGGAATAGAATTCCTTGGTACTTGGCTCTAGCTTCTCTTCTATCAAGGTAGAATTTAAGGATTAAAGATACCAAAACACAGGTGTAAGATGTAGCTTACATTGATCAATTATATATAATAAAGACTATATAAACTAATCACTTTAATTGATATATAATAAGTAAGGGACTTAAAGGAAGATGTGTAGCCTCCTTTGTTTTACCTTTCTTGTTTTACCTTGTGTGTACTTCTGTCTTGACTTAATGGACACCTTTTCAATTCACTTTTCTCCATGCAAATCCGTCTTGAGATCACTCCAGATAACCAGCCTGAGAAGACCGTCAAAGAGGTCAAGAGGTTGGATAAGAGCCTATTCTCAGGAGACTCTAGGATCGACACCTCAAAGTACTGGGTGTGGGTGGTGAGAGTTGGAGGTAAAGCTGTGGGCTACGGAGCAATGAGAGGGTGTGAGGCAAGTGTGAACAAGGGGCTTGCGTTACTCACAAGGGCTGGAGTCATCCCTGCATGGAGAGGCATGGGTATCCAAAAGAAACTCATAAGACTCAGGACAAGGAAGGCAAAGAATCTGGGGTACAAGACGGCTATCGCTTATGTCATGGGGATGAATTGTGCTTCTAGTAATGCTCTCATCGGGTGTGGGTTTAGGTTATATGAACCAGCGAATCTGTATGCTGGAGAGAAAGCGGTGTACTTACGAAAGCATCTCTAACTGGTGGTCGTTTTGAAATTTGGTAGAAAAATCTGAGAGGGCTGATCGCATGATGTCGGCGGGCTTTCCCCCCTTGGCCCCTAACGTTTTCTAATTGTTTCAATTCTGGCGCACTTAATTTATAATTAACGTGCTTTTACAGTCATATTAGCAAGAGAATGAGAGGAAAAACCGGAGGATGTGACAACCGGAAAGAGGGAGGCAACAGATAGTGAATCTGTTTACCCTGCCACACCGGAGGGAAGCACCTGACACCGGACGGCCTGAGGGGAAACATTAGCTGGCAAGGTGAACCGCTCGCCCTCGTGTTTCCTCCCGTAAATCGCTTTTTGCATGGAGTACTCCACCGACACACCACCGGAAGCACACCATGAACCCACACCACCCTTTACAGTCACACCGGAAGCCTCTCACACACTATCCAAAC